ATTTACTATGATTTGCTGTAAATTCTTTTCTAACCCAGCACTTAAACTGAGGTATGTTTGAAATTAGGTATGACATTTGGCTGCAAGTTAAACTTTGCCGCCTTTTGCCATATATTTAGTTCCTTTTGCTACACCGCCTTTAGCCATATATTTTGTTTTTTTGGCTGCTCCGCCTTTAGCCATATACTTAGTGCCTTTGCTTACAGGTCCACCAGCTGCGTACATTTTAGTTCTTTTAAACATTTTATTCTCCTAGCTTGTTGTAGTTACTTTTCTTCTATTGTTCATAACTTGGCCGCAGCCTTTTGCTATAAAACCGCCATTTTTTAATTTTACTCTGTTTTGTTTTGCCATTGATTTTTCAACAGCTAAACCCCTTTTTTCTTCGTAAGAGCTAATTTTGCCGTCTTTATCAAGATCTGCTTTTTTTGGGTTTTTTAATTTTGCCATTTTTTTATTTTATCTTAACCTATCTCTCATAACAACACCCTGTCCTCTAATAGTTACAGGTCCTCCGGCTGATTTTTTAACTCTGCCTTTTTTCCAACTAATGCGTTTAGGTCCTGTTTTCTTTTTTGCAGCAGACGTGCATTGAGCCATGGTTGGCCTGCAGGCTGGATATCCTTTACGCTTTTCTCCTTTTTGACGACCACAAGGTTTGCCGGTTTTACAATCAACCCAGCCTTTTCCTTTATTGCGAGAAAACCATTTTTTTAACCCTTCTTCTGCCATTATCCTAGCTTAGTCTTTCTTCTTTTGCCTGGAAGCATTTTACTAAATCCTCTAGCATTTACAAAAGTTACCTCGCCTCCAGTTGATTTTTTTTGCCTTGATTTATTGCCCCAGTTAGCAGCGCCAACTTTTCTGCATTTAACTAAAGCGCCACTAGCGTATGCAGATGGCCAAACTTTATATCTTGATTTTACTTTTTTATAACAAGCGTCTTTTTTACCCTTTGCCATTTAACACTTCCATCTTCTTCTTGCTTGCCTAATTCTTGAATTAGGATCGTTTCTAGTCTTTGCAGAACTCCTTTTTAGTTGCCCTGCACTTCTTGCGCAATAAGATTTACGTCTTTTTGCCGCTTTAGATCCTTTTTTGACTTTACCAGTAACAGCAGTTTTTAGTTTCGAGCCGGGATTAGCTTTTCTGTAGGCTTTAACACCTTTAGCTGTCATACCAGCGCCTTTTTTAGTAGGTCTATAATTAGCACCCTTGCCTTTTGTTGTCCTTGGTATACTTCTAGATTTTCTTCTTGTTGCCATAATTAAAGTGTAGCAGCACTTAACGCGCTGCTACAAAAATTTAAGCAGCGTAGTCTTTAGTCAGGGTTAATACTATTACATACGAATCGCCACTTGCATGACCAGTCGTAGTTAATTTTATGTCCCCTGTTTTACCCGTTCCTGCTGTGTTTACTATTCCACCAAACTCTGTAAAGTCTTCTGAATCAGTATAGTTTTCATTTAAGTCCCAGCAAATAGTATCAGTAGTTGCATCCCATAAAAGTTTTACACTCATACCAAAGGTTGAGTAAACAATTTTTGCAAGACGAACACCGGTACATGCTTTGCCAAGGCTGTTAGGCTGTAAAGCGCTTACATCAACCTTAGTTACTGCTGACTCACCTGTACCATCAGATGTGTTAGTTAACTGAATAATAGCAAGCCTATCACTATCTAACAAAGTTGTTGAAGTTACTGCATCTGCCATAATTATCTCCTGTTATTAAGCGTCAGCAAATGGAGTTACTATAGTTCCAGAACCGATTAATAATGAGTTATGTACTAAGTATGTTGCTGAATCAATAGCTGTTACTTGAACAACACTACCAACAATACCACCTTTTGTAGAACCATTTAGTGTCATAACATCGTTATCAGCACTTGGTACAAAAGCTTTTTTAGCACCATCGTCTACAGCGACAATTACAGCACCTTTAAATTTGTCAGTACCATCAGTTTTAATATCAAGATCAGTAGCTGCTGTTTCTATATAAAAATAAAAAGAAGCACCAATATTGTTTAACTGGTTTGGGTCTGTTGGGTCGCTTGGTGTTGTTGTAACGATTGAAGGTAACGTAAACTTACCGTCTGCATCATTACATAACAATATTTTTCCTGCGTGTGCATCTACAGTTAAAGTTGTATCTGCGGTTAAAGAAACAGAGTTATTAACCCCTGCTGAAATAAATCCTGCCAAAGATTTGACTGGACCTGAAAAAGTTGATTTAGCCATTATTTTCTCCTAACTAAATTAGTTATACCATCTTGGAGTAAGTCTGCCGAGCCAGTTGGTATAACAAGTTACCTCGGTTTAGTATAACTATACTACTTTATAGCTGTTTGTTAAAGTGTTCTTTTGACTCTAATATGGCTTCTCTAGAATTATATAAAGCCTGGTAGGATTCTTTTATTTTTGGATCTTTACCGTATTCATCAATCATATCCTTTCCAATCATTTCTAGTAAAGATATTACGGTTGTCATTCTTCCTTGTATGTCTTGTTTCTTTTCGTTCATTTCATCTCCACAAAGTTCTTTTTTTTGTCTTATATTGTAGCCTCGCATGACATTTTTTAAATTTATTAATTTTTTATCGAGCTCTGTATATGTTTCCCAGTCCCGTATTTCTTCGAGACTTCTTCCGCATCCTTTGCATATTTCATCAAAAGGAGCCATAGAAGTGCTGCACTTTCCTACACAAGGAGAGTTTGACATGCTATTGCTTGAATGCAAAACAGTATATATTTTCATAATACTTTATTTATTAGCTTCTTAAATTCTACAACAAGAAACTAAATATAGGTAGCTTTTTGTAAAATTAAATTTTAGACAAAAAAAAGGGAGCCGAAGCTCCCTTAAGGAAAATTTCCGTATTAAGCACCTTGAGATGCGAATACTGCTCTCCAGTTTGAGTAACCAAAAGAATATCTTTCTCTTGCTTTATATCTCATATTACCGGTATCGAAGTCTCCTTCGAGTGCAGTTTGCATTGGGCTTCTTTGGAAATGCTTGAATCCATCAGGACAATCTGTTTTCAAGAACCAAGCATCAGTATCTGTTAGATAGTGGTTAACCACGTATCCTTCAGGAACCATTCCCATATTTTTAATCGCGTTGATGTCATTGTCAGATGTACCAACTCTACCAGGAGTTTGTAGTAATCTGTCAGCAACAAATTGCAATTGAGGTGGAACAATCAACTTAGTACCTTGTAGAGCAATAGCTAATTGTCTGTCGTCAGTTAAAGTTGAGACAGAAATTAACGCATCTTCTAAAGAAGTCTCGTTAAGGTCTGAGTATGTTGAAGGTCTGTTACTTGCAGTTCCACCGCCACCTAGAGGGTGAGCGTTAGAAACAAGAGGTTGACCGTCGCCACCTGTTACGTTGGAATCAAAAGCGTTGTTTAAAACAGCCGCTGCTTTGATTTGCTTAGTATTTGCCATAGATCTAGCCAAGGCTTTTGTATACCTTGAACCAAGTCTATCATATAGATTATCTTCAACAGCTTCTTCTGTTAGCGCAAAAGCTAAAGCAACTGTTTCGTGGCTGTAACGTGATGTGTAGCCTTCAGTAGCGTTATCAAACGATACTCCAGCACCTTCAGCTTTAACTGAAGCGTTACCAAAACCAACGATCATTACTTCTTCTTCGAATGCTCTATCTGAAGATTCTGTTTCGTAGATTTCTTCGTGTTCTGAATCATACCTAGCGTATTCCATGCCGAATAGGGCATTTAGACCAGGCTCTAATTCTTTCGCTAATTGGGATCTATTAATAGCCATCTGTTATACCCCTGTTGTTTGTGCATAGAAATGCTCGTTAATTTTAACAATCAAGTTGACGTTTGTTGAAGCTGAGCCAGTACCTAAAGTGCTGTTTTCAGGATCAGTAGAAACACCCACAATTCTTAGCTGAGCTGAAGTAGCAGCAGTAGTGCCACTAATTTCAACAGCTGAGATACCTGTTATTGTTGAACCAGATGTGTAAACAATGTCAGCGTTATTACCAACAACTGTTTGTACTACTGAACCAGTAGCAGCTGATTGAACTTCAAACAAGGCATTTGGGTCGTCAACTACGAATGCCACCGCGTCAGATGTCACAGTTCCATCAGGCCAGTATGGTGAATAAATCACGTCGCCGCTTGAATCTGTATATTGACATCCTCTAAAGACTCCCAAAGCTTGATCGCCAGCAGCAGCTACTAAAATAGTACCTGTGTTAGCCATCTTCACTAGGTCGCCTGAAAAAATGTTTCCGGATGCTCCACTTGCAATTTTGTACTCGGTTACTCCTTCGTTGTTGTAATTCGAGCCTAACTTGCTAGATGGTTTTAATCCGAAAGGTGCATTTTGATTAGACATAATATTACCTTTTAAATAAAGTTAGTTTTTGACAGTATTAGAATTAACTTCTTTTACCGCCTCCAAAAGTTACGCTTGTAGATCTCTGAGGTTTTAACATCGGAGAACTTGGATCGGATTCCTTCATTAAGTCATTATCAATAGCTTCTTGTTGCTGTTGAGCACGATCATGATAATAGGCGTTTCTTTCATCACGTGTTTCATTTGGAATCTTAGCCAAAAGCAAACCACCCACGGATACCACACCAGCGTGCTTTCCATCGTCCATCGTTGGAAGTTCAAAGTCCCCAAGTTCATCGGCATGTACGAGTTCAAAACCCTCACGTAGCCTAGA